GGTATCACATCACTCCAAATCTGACGGCGTGTCAGCGTGTGTTTCATATAGACATCCATCCTATGTATTTTGCATTTGGGTTATCTAAGAGCCATTGCTTACGCAATTCATTCTGATAAGCCCAATCTATTTGATGCGTCATTTCGTCATGATTAGCGCACATGTATGGCACTCCTTATCTGCAAACATCCAAGACCCACATTTAGTGCAGCGCATTACAGGCTCTTGTGTGTCAGTTGATTCTGCTAGATTCTTTGTTCCCACAGCACAACACTTGAGGCATTGGAATACTCTAAAGCCATCAGCTTCTGGGTATCCATCAAGCCATTCAAACTCAGTATTGGCTGAACAGAAGTTGCATCTGAAATTAACCAAGATTGCCCCATTGTTGACCCATAGCCTTAGCAATACCTGGAAAAGTTTTAGATCGGATACGAGATCGTTCAGCTTTAGGCTTACCCCAAGCATTGGCATACCAAGTAGGCATTGTTTTACCACTTTTATAGATAGTCCTAGCCTCCGGATCAACCTGGTTAGTTGCTTTAAGTAACGGCAAACCCTTTAACCACAAGCAAGTTCGTTTCTCAAAAGGATCACCAAACTGATGCGGTTGAATTATCTGATCAGGCTTTCGGTATTGAGTACTCATAATTCCCACTGGATTTTCTATCACTACCCTTTGACAATCCAATTTAGTAAATAGCAGAAAGAAATCAATTGATGCTTGCTGCCTGCCATCCAAGCGTTTCTTTTCAAACCAAGCAGCTCCTGATGATGCCAAATCTGTGCAAGGAGGAAATGCAATTATTAAATCCCAATCTTGGTAAAGATAATCCCGGACATCACCTTGCAAATGCCATTCAGGATTAGTGCCGGATGTTTCAAGAATGTCATTTGAATAAGCCTCATGACCTAAATTTCTAAACTCTTTACAAACTGCCTGGCTTTCCTCACACGCTAGTAAAATTTTCATTTCTTGCTAGCCCATCCAGTTCCCCTAAAGATCGTAGGCACAGCTGTAAAGACACGCCTTAAAGGCTTATTGCATACTTGACAATGAGGGATTTTATGATCCATTGGTAAATCCAATACAATCAATGACCCCTCACCATCGCACATGTAATCGTAATTAGGCATGATACGGAATTCGGTTTATTGCATGGCAGGAATAGCATCGAAGCAGATCGCCCTCATGAAGTAATCTGTCATCGTTGCATAGATCGCAAGTAACCAATGATGGCTCTACTTTTACTCCGTCATCCGTAAAGGTGGCAGTTAAGCCGGAGCCATCGATAATTTGTAATTCACCCATTTATTCACCTCCTTTAAAATACCATTTTCCATTTGCAGTAAGTGTTGCCCAATTAGGTGGACATTCTTTTGCTTTACAAACATAACCATAGTAGGGCTTGCCTCCTTTAGAGATTCCTTCTTTCAAGATATGACCATGCTGGCATGCAGGTGGCTCATTAGGTATTGCTGATCCAATCTGATCCACAACATCACCAACAGACCAAGCAACAGGTTCAGGCTCTTTCTTATCAGCTGCAAAACTATCTCTCAGGATTGTTTCGATTTGTGCTGACTTAGATCCGGGTTTGCCATACATATTTTGGCGGCTTTCTAGCTTCTCCTTAAACGATGGATTGCTTTCAACCTTTCGCATGTCATCCTTCGTAGCAGTTTTGTCAGATCCTTTAAGTAGAATAATTGCTCTACCCAATGCGCTTGTCGCAGTATCCTCAACATAAAACTTTTTCATGTTAGGAATGTAAGTTTCCCTAGATCCAAATGCGACATTGGAAACTGCCGGAGCAGCATCTTTACTATCTCTCCAAATAGTTGCTTGGATTAAGATAAAACCTTTTTCAGGATCATGGCTAATTACTGATAGATCTGATCTACCCATTGGATAGTTGCTAATAAACCATTTGTTGAGGGTTGCCACATCCTCATAATCTTCAAGATTGAATGCCATTATTAATCCTCCCAGTTTTCATCTTTGACTGCATCAAGCACGGTTTTATAGACAGACCCATAGGCAATGAAGTCCTTGATACTGTCCTCATGGTCTGGAGTTTCACTAAGCCTAGAAACCTTGACGAGTGCCATACATAATGCAGCTTGGTGTGGTGTGATAGGGAAATCGAGATATGCAGACCAAAGACCTGCAATTCGTTTGTGGTTATAGTAAGGATGTCCGTAGACACTTCCACGCTGTTGAATCGTTGTAATGACCTCATCAAATAACTGCTCAGTTTTTGTCATAATCAAAGACTTCATCTGACTGCTGTTTAATGGTAATCATTCTGCGGTGCATATCCCAACCCGTTGCACGCCCACGCCAATAGCCCCGATTGTAAATTTCGGTTTGCCATAAATTAACTGCATAGGCTAACAAGCCCGTTGCTATCATGAACCATAAAATGGTGATTCCGTTGATTTTCATACTGCTCCCTTTACCCACAGCGTTCGTGTGGATACAGAAAGTATGACCTAAATCAAGGACGCTTGGTTATTTTCTTTCGGAGTGTTGTATAACGATTAGATAACGCTAATATCCTCAAAATCATCGATATGGTCATCAATCGTGCGTTCGTGATAATCGGTTTCACGCCCCATAAGTCCGTCTATTATAGGTGAATGATCCGTCATGATTGACTGGAATCAACTCAACTTGATGCCCTTTATTGCCAAAACTGAGCACAGTAAAGCCCATATTCCAATCGGCTGAATTATATTTTAGGTAAGTCGCCTTACGCATATCCATGAGGTGACCGGCTTCTATGCCCCAAATCGTTGAATAACGCCCGTTTAAGCCAGTTTGGTGTCGGACTGCACCCTGCCTATGGCTATGCCCACAAACTACGCTAGAATGCCACTTTTTACTAAGATTTAAGGCAGTTATACCTGCGTGCTTGGACATGTTGCCTTCATCACCATGAGCCAAGTGCCAGCCCTTTTCAAACTCGTAAGCTCTTTTATGAAATCTAATTCCCAAGCTGCTGAAATCCATAAACTTGTCATAAGCCAATTCCGGTAATCCAATAAGTGATGGCGCACCTTTAAGCAAGGTTTGATAAATTCGATCCGTATGATTTGATCTAACAATATCTGTCGTGCCTAGGTCGTAAAGTATTTCTTGACCAAGTTTTCTTTCCTCATCAAGGGTTTCAGCAAACTCTAACTTTGTCCCCTTTGCCCAACGGCTTTGTGAACCAAGATCCATTTCATCACCAACATTTAATACAAAATCAAACTTCTCATGCCTTGCCATTTTAATCAGATTAGAAACTGCCTTTGGGTGATGCAGAGGAATCTGCAAGTCAGGCGTTACAAGATACCTACGATTGACCTTAATCGTCATCCTCATCATCAGTTGGATCTATGGAAGGAATTATCCCGCCATCGCCTACGACCCAATCAGGAAAGGTTTTATGTTCAGTCATAAGCCAGAAAGCATGTTCAGGCGTGAATCCTGCTTTTCTAGCTGCTTTGTAACATTCATGCAGAGCCAAGTAATGCTGATCGATCTTGCTTAATGGCTCAGGAGTTTGGCGAACGACACGACGATTGATCTTTTTGCGTTTGATAGGTTTTCGAGTGTTCGCCATAATTAAAATTATCGCTTACTGATTAAGACAAACAGATCATCGACACGCTGTTCAAGTCTTGTAATTTGATCCTTGATTGAACTTCCAGAATTGGGTTTCAATTCTTGTAAGTAGGATTTAATAACCCAGCGCAGACCCAGCAATAAACTTGTAGATACGGCGGATACGCCAACGGCTATACCAACCCATTCGTTGGCTGTCATTTCGCATTAAGTCCATAATCGGCTTCGTTGCCAGAATTAGGATCTAGTGCCTTGACAACAGGTGCAACCAATGCACCAGCAAGGATTGCAAACTCTGGTCGGATGTCAGTAACAATTGCCAACAAGACAGTAATACCGGAAGCAGCCACAGCTCTTAAATATGACTTAATTGCTGCCTTGTGTTTGTTTGATAGTTTCATGCCTTGCCTCCTAGTAGTGGTATGTGAAAAAACTCAGAATTCTTATCTTGATCTTTCTTGAAACTTACATGGATATGATGGTTATGAGGATTGCCCTTATATTTACGCCAACGCCATCCAAGTAAAGGTGATGCAATTTTTGATTGATGGATTACATAACTGATGCGACCATTGGTTCTCCCGTATGATCGAATTTGATCTGCCAAATATGCTGAAAGCCCTTTGTCGTCAGAAAGCCGAGCGTCAATATCAATTGCTCGCACGCATCCATTTGTGTCTGGGTTGTGATCGCTCTTTCGTGTGCTATGTCTAGCATCACCAATCCACCCATCAGATTTGCGCAAACGCTCTGGGAAGGAATCATCGATTTGCTCACGCAACTGCACAGCTGCTTTAGACAACCAAGGCTTCATTAGGACAAAAGAAGTTTTGCTTCATCCTCAGTTATGCCTAAACGCTCAAGTAATGCTTGTTTGGCTTTAGCCTTTACTGCAACTTCGGCAAGTTCTGCCTCAAATGCAACTTGATCTTTTTTATATTGTGCAAACTCAGCATTGGTCATTTCTCTGTCAATTACTGTTCCATCAAGTTCAATTATTCTTACCATTGGTTTATTCATTATTTCACCCCATAAATAGAAACTGTGCCTGAACTAAAACTGCCTGAAGCGTGTAAAAACAGAATTGAAGTGATTGCTGCTGCACAATCGTAATTACCATTTGCAACATTAAAACGCATATCACCACTAGGCCCACACATAGCCTGATGACTTATAGCCATTTGGCTAGTTGAATTAGGGTCAAAAATTTGAATAAATGCGTTTGCATTATTAATTATTTGGTTAGTTGTGCCAGTTCCAGCAGTAATCCTATAACTTGTCTGAGCGTTTAACTTGTTATCAGTAGGACCAGAGGTAAAACCAACTGAGGCATAATTCGACCCAGTATCACCATTGATGCGCATACTAATAACATTATCTGCGGTTGCATAAACATTGTTCATAAAAATTTGAAGGTATGTATATCCAGTTGTTACCACATTGTAAGTTGTGCTTGTACTAGATAATGCGCCTGATGCAAGTAAAGTCATACCGCCGCTAACGGGAGCAGCCCATTTAAGACCTGTTGCTTCTGATGAATCTGCTGTTAAAACTGTATCATTTGCACCAACGGCTAATCTTGAAACTGTATCTGCTGCGGTTGCTGCAATAATGTCGCCTTTAGCATCAACGATGGTTTTAGCAATTGCTGCTCCAGCATTTGTGAAAACTGTTGTAT